TAATCTTGATAATCTTTTACAATTTTACTTGCTGCTAAACCTCTTGTGCTTAACGTAAATAACTTTTCTACTAACTCAATACAATCACCTTGAAAACTTGAAGAGAAACATTTAAACTTGTATCTATTATTTTCACCAATGTAAATAAACATTGAAGGTGTTTTTTCTGATTTAAATGGAGATTTTATTTTAATCTCTCTACCATCCATAGGTTCACCTATACTTAAATAGTTTTCATAAACCCATTTATCCGGTATATCAGACAATTCAATAACTGTTTTTGTTGAAAGCATATTTTCTTAGTTAAATAAAAAAGGGCTACACATAGTGTAACCCTTAAATTTAAACCAAATCTTTAATTAATCTAAATCAAAGTCAGTTGCAGCTGCAATAGGAGAACCTGGTTCAGTATTTCCACCATCAAAATTATCTACTTTTTTAGGAGCACTCTTTTTGATATGTAAAGATTCAGAAAACAATAAAGTTTTACCTGAATCAGCTTTTGAAAATGCATAACCATCTCTTGAAGATTTTGGTAAATGTAAATCATAAGCCGTGTAACCAGCTCTGTTTTCATATTGTTTACCTGCAACACAAAAATCAATATACATATCTTTGTAAGGAGCATCATCATTCAAAGCCAAAACAAAGTCTTCAATTGTATCATGCTTGTCATCTTGAGCATCAAACCAGTCTAATAAATCAAGAGACGTACATAAAGCTTTAAGAAAAACTAATATACTGTTATCTCTATCAATCACAATACCAGTTTTAGTAGTACCATCAGCAAATGCATATTGACCAGACTTTACTCTTCCAATTTGACCTTCATATCTTCCTAATGATTCATTATCTTTATCAATAAAGAAACCTTCAAAATTTTCAAGAGGTGCTGTTTCTACTTGCAATACTAAGTTTAATGCACCAGGAATAAATGTAAACTCTTCAACTCCAATATTGTTTATTTTTAATCTGTGATTACCAGGAGCAATAGTTTTATTAATACTTGTTCCACCTTTTACATCTTTAGTTCCAATAGCCATTTTTTTCTCTTTTTTAAATTATTTATTTATTTATTTTTTTGTAAACTTACTGTTTACTTATATATTTCTCCCCAATTAGTAGTAATTTTACCTTTATCATTTACTTCAGAAATTACTATTTCAGCATTTCTTAAATGTTCAGGTCTTGCACCACAAGTGACTTCATCATTAGTTTTAAAATTAATGATAACTTGATTCTTTTTTCTAAACATGTATCCAATTGCATCAGCATTTGCACACAATAATGATTTAATTTTACCTGTTAAATCAATATTAGCAGCCATAACCATCTCACCTTTATCATCAACTTGCTTGTCTTTGATATGACCAGATAATATAATATGATCAGCTAATCCATCAATGTATTTTAAAACATCAAAAAAGGCTTCTCTAATATATAAATATCCTGCACCATTAGGTAAAGTTAAAATGTTTGAACCATCATAATTCTTACCCATTGGTGTGTTTTTGTATTTTTCAACAGCCATAGGCATTACCATTTCTTCTAAAGCTGTAACTGTATCAATAGTTATAAACTTGTATGGTTTTCCATTATCCTTAACTTTTTTACCAACAGCTAATAATTCTTTTAAAGAAGAACATTTGATTTTTAAAGCATCAACATAATCTGAACCATCTTCTAAATCAATTAATAAATTATTATCCAATCCTGCAAAAGCAGTTGTTTTACCTGTTTTAGGTTTTGAATAAATAACTAATCTTTTAGGATTAACTCTGTCAGCTTTTACTTTTTTACTTGGTAGTACAATATCCATTTTTATTTTTGAATTAAATTATTTAACCATTTTTTATTACTTACTGGTTTTTTTAACATGATTGCAGCCAAATCTCTAACAGTCATAGCACTTAATGGTGCGTCAGTATCTGGATCTAACATGTCATCAAAATCAGGAAATAAATCTTTATTTTCAGGATTTCTTTTTTCAGTAATTATTTTTTCAGGTTTTATTGTTATTAATTCAGATACAGGAATCAAATATCTCACATGACCTTGTGAATTTGGTTCAGTTGTATCATATTCCTCTTTATAAAAAGGATTATGCTTCCATTTATATAAAACTCTTTCAGGATCTTCTGATTCAAGAGTTATACTTACAAATTCAGTATAAATATCTTCAGCTTTTGCTACTTCACTTTCAAAAAAAGCTATGTGCAATTCTTGCTTACCATAAGGCCTGTAAGCACACTTAGGTATGTAAACAGGGTTTTCAATACTTAACCTGTCAAAAATCCATTGTTGGTGCTTTAATAAGTCTAAGGTAGCATGCTTCCTATTAAATGCCGGCTTACTATTACTACTTGCATTACTTGTTGATATTCCCATATTTTATCTTGTTTTTAATCCTCTTTCTTGTGTTGCTGGAGTTGGCATTTCTGCTATACTCATTTTTTCAAACTGAGCTTTAAAGAAACTCATTCTTGTATCACCATTTCTACATTTTAAAAAATGTAACACAAGCGTGTTTAAATCATCAATAATATATCTATCAGGTCCATAAAATCTAATTTTTTGTTTTGATGGTCTATTAATACCAATAACTAAATCAGCATGTTGCAATAATGCATCAGCACCAAATATATCAGACTCTAAAATGTAATTACCGTATTTACCATCTTCAGCTCTATCAGGATGATCAATATTTCTATTAAGTTGACTAAGAACAATGAAAGAAATTGGAAATATCCTTTTAAGTTTAGTTAATGCTTCACCTAAATTGTTTAACATGTCACTTTTGTCTTTTTCATGTGTGTTTTTTTTAAACAACAATGAATGATCAATAGTAATTAATGTTTTAGTATAGTATTTTAAATCTTTATCATTAAGTTTTGAATGTGCTTCCATGTAAGCACGGATAATTTTTTCAAAATCTATTATTGTACAAGGATCTTCTACTACATCAATAGGGTGTTTTATTTTTTCTTTAGCATAGTCATGACATCTTTGAAGATCTTCTTGTGTTAATGTTCCATCAGTACTACATAAGTACTTGTATGGTCTTCCTAACACACTTGAATACTCTCTGATAGCAGATGATCTTGCTAACATTTCAAATTGAAATTGTAATACTCTAAAGTTTTCTGCTGGATTAAGATTAAAAGACTCTCTTACTATTTGTTCTGCAATTAATGTTTTACCACTACCGGGTCTTCCACCAATTACAGTCATAGTATTCCATTCTATACCACCAGTACCAGCATCATTAAACTTTTCCCAAGGAGTCAATAAACTTTTTATATGACCGTCCATTCTCCCTTTTAAATAACGTAAAGACTCAGTAAAACCTGCCCTTTGACTGTTCCATTTTTCTCCCTCTTTTAATCCCATATTTTTATGTATTTATTTAGACCGTTTCCAAATACATGCATAGAAGTAATTATAAGTTCTATAAAAATGTATGACAAAAAAGACATTTTATAAATGAATCCATCAACAACAAAATAACCCAGTGTTATCATTGTAATTATAATTAATATTTTTAAAAGTCTTTTCATATTTTTAAACTACTCTTTCACTAAAATGTGATTGATCTTGATCTTCTGTTCCATTAATAATTATATCACAATAATTTGCAAGTTCAGAATCAGATTCTTTATCTAAATTCTGTTTTCTAATATAATATTGAGAAGTCTTCATGTACTTATAACCTCCTCTTTCATATTCATCTACATATCTTATTGTAGCTTTTAATATAATTTCCCAAGAAAAATCATAAGTTTTGAAAAACCATCTGAAATTGTTCTCTAAATTCTTTTTATTTGACCTTGCATACTTCCCGGATGGGAGTTTAAATTTAGGGAAAATATTTAAATATTCCACTATTTTTTCATCAAAATCTTGACCCATTAACGTTTTTGACGTATTTTTTTTTGTTGTTTTAAAATACCCATTTATTTCATCTATTAAGGCAAAACCTTTTGCACTTAATACACTTTCTTCATTTATCCAACCGTCAGCATGCAATCTAGATTTTTCTAGTGAAATGTTTACAAAATTTTGTGCTGCAGTTACTTTATTTCTAATACAGTTTAATAAATAAACTTGATTTGGTGTTATTTTTTGTTTTATAAACAAATTATATATTTCATCCATTACCAACGCATATTATAATTATAATTTTCCTTTAATATTTTTGTGACTTTATTAAACAAGTCTTCAGAATCCCATATTCCTTTATTATAGATAGCTGCAGCAGGATGTTTTACAATTATTTTGTAATTATTATCATCAGAAACTGATGAAACCCATTCTTCAGCTTTTTTACCCATATAAACGTATATAAGACCTGTATTAGCGTGATCTAACATATCCATCAGGTAAGTTATAAAAGGCTGCCAAATCTTAAGATGTGATGATATTTTACCTATTGTTACAGTTAGTGCTGTGTTAAGTAATAATACTCCTTGATTACTCCAAACTTTTAGATCAGGATTTCTTGTATAACCTTCAGGAAAAACAGTTTTTTCAAGTTCATTATAAATAAAATTTAATGAAGGTTGTATTTTTTCTTGACCGGAGCATGAAAATGCTATTCCATCAGCAACATTAACTTGTGGATAAGGATCTTGACCAACAATAATTACTTTTAAATCTTCATAAGGACATTCCTCAAAAGCTCTAAATAAATTTTTAAGTGTTGGTGTAAATCTTTTTCCATTATTAGCATCATCAATTAAATGATACAATATATTATCAAATTCACTACTATAAATAAAACCTCTTAGTATTCTGTCCCAACCAGAAGGTTTTAATTTAGCGTAAAGTTTTTCTTTTAATATTTCTATGTCTATATTTACATTCATAAAAACTAATATTATGGCTTTAAAAGTAAAAGAATTAAATGATGATGTTCAATTAAACATACAAGTGAACAAAGCATATTATATCATGCTTAAAAATTCACTGATGTTTATTTTAAATCAGGAAGCAAAAGACAGAAATCAAGCTGAAGTTTTAGCAGAACTTGATAAGCTAAAAGAAATGAAGTATGAAGAAATGACTCCTTTTCAAAGAACATTTTATACTATAACTCTTGCTATTGCAGAAATTGAAAACATTGCTAGCAATGATCCAACTATGCATACAGAAGTAGAAATTCCTGAAAAAGGTGAAGAAGGATACGTTGAACCTAATTTAGATTAAGGTTATAATTTGTACCAATTTCAACACAAGATTGAATAACACTTGATAATTCTTCTTTTGTACATTCTGCAAAAGACTTTATCAAGTGTTCATCTTTTCCTTCATCTTTAACAATAAATGACAAACCTGATTGTTCTTTAACCAACTTTTTCATTTCATCAAATGTATAACCTGATTCTTTTGACAATTCACGTATAGAAGCATGAATTTTTGATATTTGTGCATATGAACCTTTTTCAGTAACAACACTTACAAACATTTCTACTACTGAATTTTCTGGTAACTTGTTTATAAAAGTTTTATAAGCAATTCCATCTTTTTCTGTTTGGTAAGTAAGTTTACCATTCTTTTTTATAAAATTTGCATTAAACATAATTTCCTAGTTTACTAATTTCCTTTTTGATCTTTTCTTTTCTTGCATTTCCCATTTACTAAACAAATCTTTAAGTGCAAATACATCACTTATATCTGTAATAGTAATTTGATTTTCATTATCATGCAAATGATAACAGCCTCCTGATACTTCTTCATTATCATCACTTGTAAAAATAACGTTCTTACTTAATTCTACTTTATAATAATAATAATCATTATTGTTTCCAGATTCTTTAGCAGTAACTACTATTTTCTCAAAATCTGCTTCAATCATTTCAGTTTCAGTCATATTCTTCATTTTTAAAATAAACAATCTTTGGATCAGCTTTTACAGTTTTTTTAAG